GAGACCCAGTACAATAATCGCTATCCTGCGAAAACACATTCCTTTGAATCACACTAAAGTGTCAGCTAAACATTTGAGACACGTGACAGTTAATGAACTTAATGCTCTTGATGAGAATTACGTGTTACCTAAAATACAATTTCTCGAATACTTCATCAGCAGGCTGATAAATCACCCGGACTTTACAGAGGCCTTTTTCTCTGGCTTAGTAGTCTGGGTTCTTAATATGCCTCAAGAGGTCTACAATTTCATCAAGAAAAGTAAAGTATGGTACAAACCATATATTGATGTTCTTTCTTTCGCTAGTTATGTCAAGTCTAATGTCACATTACGACTAAAAGCTCTACAAAACTGTCTCCAGATTGACTTGACTCCTTGTTTCGAGTTCGAAGTGTTAGTTAATAGGGGATTGGGAACGGTAGACTGGGCGGCAGAGAAGGACCACCGTATTAAGCCCAACGTATGTAATATTTCTGATGACGTCGTTTACAGGAAATGTGGTGAACTGTTTTCTCGACTGTTACGTAATGGTCATAAACCTACTAAGAAAAAGTGGGACAATCATTGGAAGATGAGATGGAAGTGGGCCCCCGCAGGGACATTTTTCAGTCAGTACCAAGAAGATGACGAGTTTAAGGCTGCAGACAGTACCTTGCGCAATAAGATCTTTGCGATGAGTAGGATGCCCCACTACCCGATAGACCACTTCCTTAGTCGTAATCCCGAAGTGCAAGCTAAGGCTATGACGAAATATGAATGGGGAAAGCAACGAGCTATATATGGCGTCGATAACACCTGTTTTGTACTGAGCCAATACGGCTTTGGTGACTGTGAGAATTTACTCAGCAACATATTTCCTATAGGTAAGAGTGCAACTACCGAGAACGTTGCTTCATCTGTACAGAACGTGATTAAGAATGGAGTACCATTTTGTTTTGACTTTGAAGATTTCAACTCTCAACATTCAACTCTCACTATGCAGATGGTCTTGCTTGCCTACCGTGATGTATTCTGTCCGTACCTCGACATCGACCAAGTAGCTGCTATCAATTGGCAGATTGCGGCGCTGGATGACGTTACTGTCTTAGACAAATTAGGGGGGAAGTACAAAGCAAAAGGAACCCTATTATCTGGATGGCGTATGACTACCTTTATAAACACAGTATTGAATAAAATATATATTGATGCCTGTTTGCAGGATCAGTTGGTGCCTACTTTACATAACGGCGACGACGTGTTAGCGGCAGTCACCAATCTATACCAAGTACAGGTATTAATGCGTAATGCTGCATCCTT